ACCGTCACCGTGCCCTGGGTGCTGCCATTGGCTGGGCCGAAGTAGAACGTCCCGTTCGGCAACCGGATCAGCAGGTGCGGCATGGTCGCCTCATCGACCTTGTACTCCACCCCTGGGCTCACCGTCTCAGCCCAAACCCCCTCCCCGAATGCGCCGGACTTGGGCTTGAACTCAACGTGATAGCCGTCGAAGTTGTTCCCCGGATCCCCAACAATCTCCACCTGATAGCCAGCCGGGGCAATGGTGGGCAGCTCGGTGAAGGCTTGCACCTGGCCCAGGATCGCCGTGATGTCAGCGTTGGCCCTGGCGTCGGTGGCTGACACCGTGATCGGGTTGGCCGACTGCAACCACAGCACTGAACCCTGCCGGGTGACAGTCACCCCAGTCAGCGTGCCCAGCGCTGTCTTGATCTGCTCGGCAATCTCAGCTGAGCTGATCCGGTTCTCGGTCACCGTGGTGCCGCTGCTCACCACCGGGGCCACGGCTGTGGTGACCTTGGCCTCAGTGCCGTTGACGTTCACCGTGTAGGTCTGGCCGTAGTTGGCGGCCTTCACCCACACCAGCGCCTCGTGCGCCATGGGCCTGGCGGTGATCGGCGCCGTCGCCGGGTTCATCGCCGTCGCCGTGTTGGTGTTGAGGATGAAGGTGTAATCGGCAATCGACTGCGCCCTGATCTGCTGCCGGGCATCGGTGACGCTGGCCAGGTAGCCATACCCCCCAGGGGCGCTCACCGTCTTCTCGGTGCCCTGCAGGTCAAACACCCGCACCACCGTCTTGGTGATGACCACCAGGTATTCCTCCACCTGGTCCCGCAGGAAGGTATGGATGAAGGCGTCACCAAACGGCGTCGCGCTCACCCGAGCCAGGGTCTGCGTGCTGTCGCGCTTGCGTAGGCCCTCGGCAATCGACGACATCCCGTTGACCTGGATCTCGGCCTGGGTCGGGTCGCGCTGGGCGTCAGGCTGCTGGCTGACCCCCTGGATGAGCGAGGGGATCGTGTACGAGAAAAGCTCAGCCAACCACCCGTCCTCCGAACGTGCCGCGGATCAAGCCACGGCCAGCCTCGTAGGTGAGGAATGGCCGCAGGCTCGGCCCGCCGGTCAGGCTGTTGGGCTTGGCCTGGTCCAGCTCGACACGCATCAGCTCGGTCAGTGCAGCCTGCTCATCGATCGCCGTGTACCGGACGATCGACTCAGACCCCAGCACCCGTGCAGCAAACACCCGTGCAGCGCGGATCGTGGTCCAGCGGTTGAACGCCTCGGGGCTGTCGTCCCAATCCAGCAGCCAGATCACATCGGCCTGCAACGGCGACAGGGCCTGGTCGATCTTGTAGGTCCTCTCCCACTTGTCGTAGAGCCGCTGGCCGCGAAGGATGAACCGCCCGTCCCAGCGGTACGGATCCACCGTGAAGCTGACCACGTTGGCCGGCACCACCACTTCACCACTCACCTTGTCCCGCTCGAACGGGTACGCCTCTTCTCGGTTCCAACTCCACCCGCGGATCTGCCCTTCACGGTGCAGCTCGAGGATCGTGCTCTCAGCAACCCGTGCATCCTGAACCTGCTGGTTGTCGAGCTGATCGACGGGCATCTCACCGATGTTGGTGAGCAGCGTGTTCACAGCCTCGAGCAGGGTGGTCCTGCCTGGCGTCTTGCCTTGGTTCGACAGGCCCATCCTGAACTGCACTGGTGCAACCCACATCGTATGGGGGCACAAAAAAAGGGGCCAGCCGTAGCTGACCCCAAACATTCCAGAACGAGTCTGAATCAGGCAGTGACCAGAGCCACAGCCGACTCAGCGCGCAGGATGCCCATGCCGATCGCCTGGCGAGCGACCATCAAGGTTGCCTGGTACTCGATGTTCCAGTCACCAGAAGTCATCTGGAGAGAGGGGCTCATCAGAGTCAGCACGCCAACCGCATCCTTGTTGAAGATGAGGCCACGGCACTTGCTCAGATCCTGGGCGTAGTTGGCGTTGTAGTCACCGGCCACCAGGGTGTAAGCAGGCTGCTGAACATGGTTGCTGGCATACACGGGGATGCCGGCCACGCGCATGGTGCGGCCATCAGCGATGGTGCCGTTGGAACCACCACCACCGTTGAAGTCGGTGTTGATGGCACGGCTGGACATGGTGATCGCGTAGTAGTCCTCAGGAGTGAAGACAGCCACAACACCATCAATGCCCACGTCCTTCTTTTCAAGCGCAATGCGCGCATCGAAGATCGCTTCCACCAGGGCGTCACCCTTGGCTTGGCGGGTGGCACCAGCGCCGGTGTAACCGGTGCCCAGGGTGATGGTCTTACCCACGCGGCCGCGGTTGTCGGCCGGGCCGGCAGGCTTGGCAGCACCAGTCTTGGCCAGGGGCTCAGTGGTGTTGCTGGCAGCCGCAAAGATCATGCGAGCCACGCGCTTGTCGTACTCGTAAGCCAGAGCGCGGCCCAGCTCGGTGGTGTAGATGGAACGCACGTCGTAGTACGCCATCAACTCATCGATGTTGGCGATCGCTGCATCAGCGATCATCAGCGCATCGAGGTTGATCACCCGCTCGTTCAGGTCAGAAGGATCGTTGCCTTCGCCAAGAATCGGGGTGCCGGGCTTGTGATAGCGCGCTGCCATCTTGCCGGTGATGGGGAAGGCAACGCTCTTGCCACCGCGGATGTTCCGCTCGCGGGTCTTGCCCTTGAACAGGCAGGCTTCTTCAAAAGCGGTGAGCACTTCAGCAGCGCCCAGCTTCAGAAACAGTGCACGGTCCTTGTCTAGACCAGCAGCACCGGGGCCCCACGTTGCGGCATCGCCCTTAATTTGGCCAAGCCGATTCAGGGCTGCATCAGGAGGTGTAGCCATGGTTTGGAAAAGAGAAGATGATCGGGTCTCGCCTTCGCCTCACCTAACCGGGTTATCCCCGCAGGGGCCCGTCATGTGCAGGGGTGATGAGTAATCCCTACCCGGAAGTTACACGAACACATCACTGCGGTCGAGGATCTGCAGAAACTTGGCGCGGTAGGCCTCATCCACCTCATACAGCTTCTGGCCCTTCTCGTTGCGCTTGTTCATCGCATCGAGCACCTGCTGCTTGCTCTCGAACTTCTCCACGGCAGGGGGCCGGCCACCGCTGATCAGCTTCGGCTCGACTGGGGCATCAGTGCCCGATAACCGGGCCTGGATGGCTTTGAGCGCCCAGCTGATCGCTTGCTTGTTGCCGCTGTCCACCACGGCGTTGTAGTCAGCCAGCTCGGTGGGATCGAGGTTCTGCTGGGCCCACTGGCTCAGCTGCTGGAATCCTTCATCCCCGCCGACCATCGCCTTGAGCTGGGCAGCATCCTGTTCAGACAGTCCGGGGCTTTCAGCAGCAGCTGGAGCCTGAGTCCGGGAGACATAGTTCTCCACCACCTGCCGAGGGACATTGAACGCCTCCGCCAGGGTGTCGTAATGGTTGCTGATGTCCTGGCCCTGATCGGCCTGCCACATCACCTCGGCCAGGTCCAAGCCCTTGCCGGCCAGCAGCTCGACAGCTTCCTTGCCGTAAACCTGCGCGGCTTGCTCAGCTGAGTAGCCTTGCTGCGGTGACTCGGGGTCTGTTGGGTCGGCCTTGGCGGACTGACCCAGCTTCTTCTCCAGCTCCTGGTATGCCTTGGCCAGTTCCTCGGGCGAGTTGAACTTGCCAAGGATGCGCTGCTGTTCCTCTTGCTCCTGTTCAGCAACAAACTCATCGAGGATGGATTCTTGGCCGGGTGCCACCATCCCTTGCGCATCAGCTTCCGGCTGACTCAGGACGAGATTGGAGTCGGTCATGCAGGTGGTTCTTCAGGTGGTTGTTGTTGGGCCATGGCCATCTCCTGAGAAGTGGCCGCGGCGTTGGCCAACTTCTGTGGGTCGGCCATCGGTGATGCCATGGCTTGCTGGGCCATGGCCATCTGCTGGGCCTGCTGCGCTTCTGCAGCAAGCTGCTGATCGGTCTTCACCAACCCCAGCGGGCTGATGCCCATCGAGCTGGCCAGCCGGCGGATCAGCTCGGTGGGGATGACGTACTGCGCCAACCCCTCCGGGCCGATCGTCTGCTGCAGGATCTGCATGAACCGGGCGGTCTTCTCCAGATCGTTGCCGCGGCCAACAGCTGCCAGGCCGACGCTGACCATCGGCTTCACCAAGCCCTCGGGCAACTGGGTCATGCCGCCCTGGCGGGTGAACAGCTCGAGCTTCCGAGCGATGTACTTGCTCTGGAACTCGACCGTGAGGATCGCGTAAATCGACCCCAGGCTGTTCTCCAGCTGCAGGGCCTGCAGCCGAACTTCCTCGGCGGTGACGCGCTCGGCGTCGCGCATGTCGGCCAACATGAAGGCCTGGGCCAGGCGCGCCTCGATGCGCTGCAGCGCGGCCATTGCCACGTTCAGGTCATTGCCCTTCTGCACCTGAACGGTGAAGACGTCGTCAGGGTTGCCGGGCAAGTAGGCGCCGTTGGGGGCCTCGGCCAGCTGCTTGGCGTTGGTGACACCGCTGGGCTTGACCAGGTGCTTCACCTGGGCTGACACCAGCGCGCACTCGGCCACGGCCTGGCTCAGGGCTTCGGCGGTCTGCAGGTCAGCAATGCACGCCGACTCGACGTAGCCCGGGCCGTAGCTGCTGCCATCGACGCGGATCATGCGCAGCGGCAGCCATGGCGACGACTCAGCAGACGCGGTGCCGCGGGTGCCCTCGATCTCCCGGCCCTTCAGTTCTTGATGCCAGCGGACCTTGCCGCCGTCCCAGACGATGTGGGTGTAGATGCGAACGGCCTTGTCGTACCGGGGCACCGGCACCTCGCCGTCGATGATCCCCTTGAGCTCCTGGTCCTCCTGCTCGAGCATCTCTCGGATGGAGTCCGGCAGGGCCTCGTAGCTCAGCTCTTCGCACACCACCGCCTCGACCGGGTTCCCCATTGGGTCCCGCAGCAGGGTGTAGCGGTTGAGATGGAAGCACTGCAGCCCGTCCTCAGAGACGTACAACATGCAGTTGCCGGCGACGATCAGGTGGACCAGCGCCTCGTGCACCGCCACCCGGTCGTTGCTGGTCTCGATGCTGCGCAGCACTGACAGCTCGAGCCGGTTCAGGGCCAGCTCGATCTGCGACTTCATCTGAGCAATCTGCTCTTCAGGCGCGCCACCCTGGGCCAGGGCAGCCTCCTGCTTCTGCATGGCGACCTCATCCACCGTGAAACGGAAGAAGGCCTCAGTCGGCGGCAGCAGAGCAAGAAGGAGCCGACTAGCCAGATTGTGTACACCTCTGGCGCCAATGCCATTCCACGGGAGGACGAAGGTTTCGCTGTTCTCCCGCACCGGCTCGTTGCTGGTCGGGATCAGGTAGGGAACGGTCAACCGTGCAGCAGAGCGCCCACGGTCGAGGTAGTTGTCGCGGTCAGGCTGCAGAGCCCGGTAACGCTGTTCTGCTGTGGCCATGAGTTACACCGCGACGTTGGTACCGGAACCAGAAGCCCGGCCGGTGGCGCCGATCCGCAAACCAGCAGTGGTTTGCTTGGCGCCCTGCACCGTTGGCTTGCCGCCGACCGATGCGCTTGGGGCCTGCTGCGCACCCTGTCTGGCCAGAATCTGCAAGGACTGCGTTACCGCTGTCCCGCGAGCACGAATGCCAGCAAGCTGTTCCTGTTGCTGAGCTTTCATCTCAGCGGTCTGCTGACTCTGCGCGGCCATAGCCGCCTCCTGTTCGGCAGCCAATCGCTGCATCTCGGCCTGCTGCTGCGCGGCGATCGCCTCACGCTCGCGGGCCAGCCGGTTCAGCTCCTCTCGCCGTTCATTGGCAAGGCGATCAGCCTCGGCTTGAGCTGCTGCGCCGTTGTCCCCACCACCGCCAAAACACATGACTCAGACCCCGATGTTGAGGCCAGAGCCAGCAGCCGCAGCCATGCCGGCGGTGCTGATCTTGAGGTTGGACTTGGGCTTCTCTTTCTTGGTGACAGCAGCAGTGGTCTGCGCCGAGGACGATGGAGCCGACTGCGTTGCAGAAGCTGCATAGGCGCCGGTCTGCTGGGCCGCGGCGGCCGCGGCGGCGGCAGCAGCATCTTTCTGGTACTGGTCCTGCAACTTGGCTGTCTCGGCGTTGGCGGCCTCGATCTGCTTCTGCAGCTGATCTTGAAAAGCCTTCTGCTGATCAGCCATCTGCTTCTTGTACGCATCCATCGAAGCGTTATTGCGATCGATGTCTTCCTGGCTGGGGCCTTGGTAGACGATGTTTGGTTGCTTGGGGGCAGAGAAGAGGCACATGGTTAGGCAGAGGCAATGTTGAGGCCAGCGCCCTGGCCGGCAGATGTCGCCATGGGTCGCTCAATCCGCAGCGCACCTTTGCCCTTGGACGTGAGCGTGCCGCGGTTCCGACCCACAACGGGGGCCTCAGCGGCCTTCTCCGGCGGCGGCGTGCCGATCAAAGCTGCCAGCCGCGCCGCCTGGGCTGAGGTGTCATTGGCTTGCTGGATGCGCAGATCTCGCAGCTCGGCCAGCTGCTTCTGCTGTTCCATCGTTGCGGTGTTGAGCTCCTGCTGTTTCTTGTTGGTCTCGCCCTCCATCACCGCCTTCATGGCGTCGAGCTGACTCTGCGCCATCCGGTCGTATGCACCGGTGTCGGGCATTGTGATCGTTGCTGCGCTACCGCCCCCTCCAAAGCACATCAGTTTTCCTCCAATTCAAAGAGACCCTCTTCCTGTTCTTCCAATTTGGCGGCGAGCCAGCGGACAACAGAAACCTGGCCAGCCCGGAACCAGACCTCCTTCTCATGCCAGTCCAGATCAGCAGCACGCTCTGGGAACTGTGTCGCCAGAGCTGCCACCAGTTGTTCAGTCAGGCGCGGGAAGTAGGGCACAACGAAGGGCCGTGTGAGCTCAGGTTACCGGCGGACTCCAGAGCAAAGGAACACCCCGCTCATGGTCGTATTCACCACTGCGAAGTATCCGCGCACAGCGGGCCTGGGCAATGGCGTAGCGCTCGTTGAAGCCGGCCTTCTCATAGGCGCGCAACACCGCTTCCCACATGTCCCGCTCGTCAGACAGACCGGCCAGCAGCTTGGTTGCCGTGACCGGGCCGTATTTCGGGCAGCCGGGGTAGTTGTCTGATGTGTCGCCGGTCAGGGCCTGGCAGTAGAAGGCACGATTGGCATCACGCAGGTTGATCTCCACCAGGCCGTCATCAGACAGGTGCAGGCCAGGAATGGTCTTCATGTCCTTGTCATGGCTGACGATGACATCACCCGGCTCGTAGAGGATGCCGAGCACGTCATCGCCCTCCACATCCTTGAGCGATGCGACCTGCCACCCGCGGCCAGGCGCCACATCCTTGACCCACTGAATCAGCTGCTTGTACCCAGCCGGCTTGCGGTACTTCTTCCGGTTCGCCTTGTAGCTGGGCCACAGGGAATAACGGAAGGACAGACCGTCACTGAAGACCAGCACCGGGTCGAAGTTGGGCAGCTGCTCGAGGAAGGCAGCGATCTGATCCTGAAACGCGGCCTGGGCCTCGCCATGCCGGCAGACGTAGGTCCAGTCGTCCTGGGCCCATTCGATCTCCATCTCGGCGCCAGCGGCGCAGCGGTAGAGATACAGCTCAGCATCGATGAGAGCTTTCATTGCACCTCCTGGCCGGAGTCGCGCAGCAGCCGGTCGGCCACCTCGTTGATGGCCAGGTGGCAGATGCGGGCTTCCTCTGCTCGCGGGGCCCAGGTGCGGACAATGCCGGCCAGCTCTTTGATCACTGCCTGCATCCGGCGGGTGTCGTCGATGCTGTACTCACCCAGCTCCCAGTACACCTTGAGACAGGTTTCTGTCAGGTTCATTTTTTGAGGATGATGATCTTGGCGTGGGGCCAGCGCTTGCTGGCGTAGAGCTTGGCCTTGGCAGCCGTCTCAGCCCGGAGGTAGGTCTTCATCGGCATCTCGCCGGGGAAGGACACCATCAACTGGTACAGGTGGGTCTTGGCCCCAGGCCGCGGGCGGCTCAAGCCCTCGCCCAGGACCGGGGCAGAAGCCACCAGGCCGGGCGGAAGGATGTAGTCATCAACGCGCTTTTTCATTCCCCGTGCGCCTCGTAGATGTGGCCAAGCGCACGGAGGTAGCCGTCCCACCAGGTGGCGGTGTAGTGCGAACCTTCCTTGAAGGCCTTCTCGTAGTTCTCGTAGGCCATGATCTTCAAGCGCTTGAGGGTGCCAATCTCAACATCAAGCAGGTCTGTATCAAGCGGGTCGGACATTGCGGGTGTCATAGACGGTGGTGGTTTTAGGTTTGCTTCCAATGAATGAAAGAACGCTGACGCTGTTGTGATTGACGCTGGTGACCGTTCCTTTCTTCCACCCGTCAGCGGTGTAGAAGGTGACGGCCTGGCCTTTCCTGAATGCCGACCAGTTCACAGCAGGCCGCCGTGGTGGTGATGCTGCTGGTAAGCGATCGTGTCCCTGAAGTGCATGTCCAGGAATCGCGGGTGTTCTTCGAGGAACTCACGGGCCGGCAGCACCGGATCGAGGCTGCCCTTGTTGAACTGGGCCACCGACCACTTCCCTGTCACCAGGCCCCGCTCGAGAATCGTTCTCAGCTGGTGTTTTGTGATCAGCGGCTCCATTCAGCTCTTCTTCTGCGAGGCGGTTGAGATAGGCGGCCCACTGCGCTGATGTGAGGCCGCGGCCAGAAGGCGGCGGCAGCAGCGGGTGGTCGGTGGAGTGGAACGGGATGTAGGCATCCGCGTTGTTCGGATCCGGCGGCAGGGCCACGGACTGCGGCGTCACCGGCAACAGCGCCAGCTGCTCACCGGATGGCTGGCAGAACGCAGGCAGGGATGGCCGGAACCCCCAGCTGCGATTGGCCAAGCCGTTCTCGCAGCGGTACAGCGGCGCCATCAGCTCGCGCCAGGTGGGGTAGCGCAGGAACTCCTTGCCCCCGGTGGACTGAAGCCACTGCTCGGCTGCCCAAAGGAACTGGCCGTCAGTGACTTCAGGGAACTCCGATGTGAAGCTCACGAACTTCAGCTGACAGATGTGAGGCGACCAGCGATCGGCTTCCTTGATGCGCAGCTGTGCCGCGATCATTTCGGCCACCGCCAGGAACGCCTCGATCGTCAGGCGACTCGGTTGTTCCATTCCGTGATCGCCTCCTGCATGGCCGAGGACTTCGGGGCCAGGCCGCTGCTGGCCGGCGCCGGGGCGTCCTTGATGTATTCCGGTTTCAGGGCCTGCCAGCCGTGCTCGATGCCGGCCTCGGCCAGCACCTGCTGCTTCCAGGGGGGCAGCAGGGCGACGCGCCGGACAGAGAAGGTGAAGGCCAGTTCAGTCCAAACCGCCTTGTTCCCGTGCTTCTGCAGGCGGCTGACGTTCCACCACTCGACCAGCATCGGCTGCACGTCAGGCGCTACCGCTCGCATGGCCTGGTGGTTGAGATGGGCAACGAACCTGTCAGGCGACATGCTCTTCCTCCACCAGCGGCATGTCGCCGGCCTCGATGTAGCCGATCGCCCGGCCGCCATAAACGGCGACACGCTCGATCGTCTGGAAGCTCTTGGCGCAGGACCGGCAGATGCGGGTGCGGCGATCGAAATCGGCACCCTGGCGGGTCTCGGTGACCCGCGATTCAGGCTGACCGCAGTGCGGGCAATTCATTCCCCCTCCCAAAGCAAACGCAAATAAATGGATGACTCAGCTGGCTTGCACTTCTTGAAGCGCAGCACCAGCGAATTGATGACGGTGACGCGGTCATCAGCCCAAAGCAGCTGATTGCCGCTGTCCAGAACGGCGCCGGCCAGGTTGTCCAGATCGCCCCGGGCCGGGCCGGAGAAGGTCATGCACAGAACCGTGACCCTCTCCAGCGGCGGCAAGGTCCACCACTCGCCCATCTGCCCACGAAGGTTGGCCTTCCATTTCATGTAGGCCGGGGGCATGTAGGGCCGGCCGCCGCCAGGGACAGACCGTGGTCGAGCCTTGGACATCAGCGGCACCTTGAACAGGAACTCCGCTTGCCTCATCAGAACGGGATCTCGTCAGCGGCGGCCTGGACCTCGGCGGCGCGCTTCTTCAGCTGCTCGGCAAAGCTGGTCGGCTCGTCCTCTTCCTCAGTCCTGAACGGCGAACAGGACGCCGGGGTCTCGAGGACAAAGCCCTCTTCCTCTTCAAACGGGTCGGTGTCGCGGGCGTACTCCACCAGCTTCAGCACCTGCACCTGCTCGAGATCGAGGCTCATGCCCTTGGCGCCGCTCATCTCCCAGGGGAAGGGCGAGAAGGCGACCTTGATGATGCTGCCGTTGCCAATCAGCTTGTCCTGGGGCCAGAGCTGCTTCTTGGCATCCATGACGATCGGGGCGTCCTTGGGGTTGCCCTTGGCGGTCAGCTCCTTGCGCTTGAACCGGAACTCGATCTTGCCGGTGGCCACCTCTTTACCGGACTCGTCCTTGGTGGTGTGCTCACGGAAGGGCCAGCCGTGACGGCTGATCTTGGCCTTGGTGCCGTGGAACTCCTGGAAGCAGGCCTCCAGGCGCTCGGTGAACTCGATGGTGGTGGGGTCCTGGGAGTCGAGCAGCAGGCTGACGGACCAGGCCTTGGGGTTGTCCTCGAAGCCAACGGGCTCGCCCAGGATCTTGGCCCATTCGGCCTCACCCCGAGGGGAGACGATCAATTCACGCGGCATTTGCGATGCACTTGTGGGTTGCATCCGGGACAGTACGGGCCTAGGTGCGCCACCGCAAGACACCTAGGCGTGTCCGATTGGACCCCGGCTGAGATCAGCAGAAGCAGTAGGGGTTTTGGCCGATCAGCCCTTGTGACAAATCGCCAACACGGGGCGGATGCGGTAGACGCAGCTTGGCGTTCTTGCCGATCACGACACGGATCTCGGGCAGCCAGTCCGTCGCGTACAGCGCCCGCAGCTCATCGAGCAGGGTGCGGTGCAGGCAGCGCGCCCGCGACGGGATGGTGGCAAAGCAGTCGTGGTTCGTCAGCACCGGCACCCCCTTCATCCCACATCTGAGGACCACTGCGTGGACCAGGGCCGCATCGAACACATGGATGGTGTTGGCGGTGATGCCGCGGTTGGTGGCCCGAGCGCTCAGCTCGCCCGGCTCAACCTCCACATCCCGACGCTTCCACTTCCTCGAGCCGTACAGCGCGGTGCTGGTGCGCTGCTTTTCCTCCAGCTGCACGCCAAAGGCCAGGGGGAAGTCCATGGGGCTGGTCCAGACGATGCGCTGCTGCTTGGCCATGCAGCGCTTACTGACGCCCCTGAGCCACTCGTCGAGCGCGATGCAGCTCTTGAGCTCAGCCTCGATCACCGCACCGATCTTGTGGGCCAGGTACTTGGCCGGGCGGTGGTACTCCCTCTGCCAGTGCTCGACCTTCACATCCGGATTCTTCTCCTGCAGCCAGGCGATCAGCTGCTCGGTGATGCCGTAGTTCTTGGCCCCGTAGATCGTGGTCATCGTCGGCCCCTTTACCAGATCACGGCTGATGCCGAGCTGCAGCCACTTCTCTGACAGCCGCTGGTGAACCGGGTCCCAGCTGTCGAGATCCATCCGCAGCGCGTTCAGCAGCACGTCTCCCACGTGCAGGTACAGATCCTCCCGGCGGTCGCCAGTGATGTTGGTGTGGCGGCAGAGCTGCTCATCGCGGGTGAGCGCGCCGATGATCCCCATGCCGCTCGCCGTCTGGTCGTACCGCACCGGGCAGCCCAGGGGCGTGGTCTCATCCGCCAGGAAATCGCTGATCGCCTTGGCGGCCTGCAGGAACTGCCACGGGTCGTCGGCGCCCACCCACGCATCGACCAGATCGAGGGGGTTGTGGGCGATCGCATCGAGCATGTCCAGGTGAGCTCGGCCCCACTGGGTCCGCTCAGCCCAGCTCTGCTTCCCCAGCCCGTAGTGGCCGGCTGCAGCGGCAAGCAGCGCATCGAATCCCTCCGTCCCCGCCGGTTCCTGCTGGGCAAAGGAGATCAGCGCCTTCTGGTGATCGGGGCCCTGGTGGCCGGCGAACCTGCTGCAGCAGTACATCCGCCCGCGGAAGTCCAGATCGTGCTTCAGCCAGATCGGCATCCCCGCCACTTCCTCCCCCTGGCGGATGGCTTCCTCAATGCGCGTGCGCTTGACGGCTTCTGCCCGTGGGGCCCAGTCGCTTCCAGGCTCGCGGCGCACGGAGAACAACCCAGGGATGTCGCAGTCCCAGGCCTGGCGCTGCAGCTGCACCATCCACGGATCGATCACCAGCTGTTGCTGCTCGACCGTGTTCACCACCTGCATGGCGACCTGCAGGTTTTGCTGAGTGAGATGGGAGAGATCCATTGGCGCCCGGCTGGTCACCAGCGCCTTGGTGCCGCGGGTCAGATCAGTCCACGGTTCCAGCGGCAGCAGCGACGGCAGGGTGCGCACCGGCAATGGCCGCGGCGGATCGGCGGCGATCAGCGCCATCGCTGCAGCAGATGGCAGCACCAGCGGCACACGGTCGCCCGAGAAGGTGATCAGGTCGGTGTTGGCCGCCAGCACCTCGAGCAGCAGGTTCCCCAGGCCGCGGCGCTCAGCCATGGTCCAGCCCGATGGATCGACCATCAGCGCCGCCAGGATCTTGTCGCCAACGATCGTTTTTCGGGGGAACTGTTTCTTCAGCTGCGCCAGCATCAGCTGGCCCTTCTGCTTAAAGATGCGGGTCGCCTTCAGTTCATCCTGCAGGGCGTAGCCGATGTCACGGGACAGGTAGGACCTGCGGGGCTTGGTGCTGATCTTGTCGATCACCACCCCCAGGGTGATCGCCGCAATGCTGCGCGGCCCACGATCAGCGAAGTGCAGCAGCAGCGGCCAGAACCCGAAATACGGTCCCGCCTTGGCTGGGTTGTCCAGCAGGTCAGATAGCAGCGCGTCGAGGCTGATGCCGAAGTCTTCGGCGTAGTTCTGCAGGAGCTTGGCGCCGTAGCTGGTTTGGCTCTCTCGGCCTGCTGCAATCAGTTTGGTCCGCTGGTTGACGGCGCGTTCAAATGCACGCCGTTGTTCTCGCTTTTCCCTCTGCTGCTGCAGCGCTTCTGGGGGTGTAGACGCGGCGATTCCTGAATCGGGCACGCAGAGACGGCTGCTTTCAGCACCAATTCCACCCCACCTGTGCCAAGTACCGCCAGCCCTGCGGTGCTGGGTGCTGGGCCCTGTCGTGTGAACTGCTCTGCAGGGGTGGGAAGTTTTGCAGCGCTTTTTAAGTCTGCTGCGTTTGCCAATTTCGCCATGCCCCCCGTTGCCCTGCAAGGGATCTCAAGGATCCCCTGCTTGCCGACTGCCGCATTATGCGGGCTGCTGACCGCAGAAAACCGCCGCCGGTGGACGCATCCACACTACTGACGGTTTGGCGAGCGCCGCCTCGAGCTGCAAGCGATAACGCTCGGCCTGCTCGAGCGCCATGGCCGCCACCTCATACGGATCGGCACCTGTTACCGCTAACTCCTTTCGCAGCGCCTTGATGTGTTGCTGGGCAGTGGTCACGGCGACCTCCTGCAAGGGTTGACTGAACTGTAACAAGATGCTGCAAATTACCTTGTAGCGGTTGCGATACTCAGAACAGATGCCTCTGACACATGGCTGACCTGGGCAAGGAGTTAGAAGAGCTTCACGCCTCAGTCGTTCGCACGATCCGCGAGCGCGTGGAAAACGGCAGCGAGGACGAAGACGGCAATTACAAGCCCGTCAGCAACGACGATTTGCGCATTGCTCTGCAGCTGCTCAAGCAGAACGCCGTCACCGCCAACCTGGCCGAGACAGAAGCCAAGGTGCTCAAGAGCCAGATGGCTGGCAAGTTGAACTTCTCGGCCCTGCAAGAGAAGGTGATTCCGCTTAAGCCCGAGCCCCGACTGCCGGACGCTGTACGCCGCCGTAACTCCGACGAGGCCCAGCAGGCCTGAAGCCCAGGGCCAGCGCATCGAGGCTGGCACCGGTTTCATCCATGAAGCAGCGCACCGCCCACTCCTGCTGCTCTTGCTGCCGCAGCACCTGCAGCTTCTGCTGATCCTGGGCGGCGGCATCGGTGAAGAACTTGACGCCCAGGGCCAGCGCATCGAGCCGGTCATCGAACGACAGGGCGCCGCGCTCGACCGTGATGCGGCTCATCTGGAACAGCAGCGAGCGCTGGTGGCCCGCTTCAGGGTCGCGCTCAGCATCGCGGTAGTCCTGACGGATGAGCTCGCTGCTCATGACCAGCCGGTGCTGTTGGACCACCGGCGCCAGGGTGTCAACGATGCGGCGTTCCTTCTGCTGGGCGACGCGGATCTCTTCGATGCCGCAGGGATGGATCCGGTTCAGCACCGGGCTGAGCAGCGCCTCGAACATGCCATCACCGAAGTTGGACTCGACCACCACCTGCGTCACCTGCCACCGCTGGGCGCGCATGGCCAGGTGTTTGAGCACCTCATCGGCATAGCCCTGGGTGGTGCCACCGGATTCGAGGACGTAGAAGTTGCCGTTCAGCTCAGCGATCACCGCCCAGGCCAGCTCATCGCTGCCGCGGCCCGAGGGGTCAATGGCCATGACGCACCGCCAGGTCTCGTCCTGGGGGATCCAGCCCTGGGTGATCATCGGGCGGTGATACCAGCGATCAGCACCGAGGCCGACGCAGATCAGATCCTGGATGCGCTGATCGGGTCCTGACGCCCAGCTGATCACCTCCGGCAACGCCTTGCCGTCCAGGTCCATCACGATCAGATCACCCAGCCGAATCGGGTAGCGATCGAGGGTGGACAGGCGGCAGTTGAGCATGAACTGCAGCTGCACCGACGCCCGGGTCATGGACATCTCGCGGCGCAGCAGCTCGTCGTGGCCGAAGCGTTCCGGGTCGGTCGGGTCACCCTTGAGGCTGGGGTCTTCCTCCACCTCCGCGGCCATCAGCGGGTCAAGGTCACCCTCGTAGCAATCCCACTCATCGGCATCTGACGGGTCGGGGTAACGGGCAGGCCAGAAGCGCATGGCGTAATTGCGCTCGCGCTTCAGCCGCAGGTACAGGCTGGTCTCGATGTGGGGCGTGCCGAGGAAGATCGTCTGCCGCGGCAGCTCACCATCGACCGATGGTTTCCTGATCGCCTCGATCTCGGTGACGGCCGCGGCGAGGCGTTCCTGTTTGAGCTGGGTGATCGAGTTGGACAGGGTCTCGCAGTCATCGATGACCGCGACGGTGCAGCGCTTACCGGTCAGCGATGGGGACAGGATGCCGACAGCCCGTACAGAAGGGCTCTGGTCCACGATCGAGGGGCCCACATCCCAGGCATTGACGGATGAACGGCCATCGGTCAGGGGCTGGAGGCAGTGAAGGATGTCGATGTCACGGACCAAGCGCAGCATCCAGGTGCTGATCTCAATCGCCTTGTCGGCGGTGGCACCGACCAGCAGGATCTTTTCCCTGAAGGGGTCACGGCGCAGGCGCCACAGGGCGTAGCAACCGGTGAGGAACGACTTCCCGCAGCCCCGGTAGGCGGTGATGATCTGCCGATCAGGACCGTGCTCGAGGTAGTTGAGGATCCCCAGCTGCTGCTTGGTGGGGGTATCGGCCAAACCGAGTTCCCGCAGCAGGTAGCAAGCGAAGTGGGGGAGGGGTTCGAGTTCTGGGTGGAGGGGTTCCCAGGTCATGGATGGGTGGTGCCACCCCCTGCACCAGCGCCACCACCGCCGCCCGAACCGGTGCCGGTGCCAGAACCAGTGTGAGCCGGTGCTGCCGCCTTGTGGTCCGGTGCGACGTAGCCGGTGTAACGGGTCTTGGCCACAGCGGCTTGGATCACCGACAGAGGGGCATCGGGGTTGCCCTCCAGGTGCAAAGCCAACCGTTGGACGTTGGTGAGATACATGGCACTGGTGCGTTGCAATCAGTCTGCAGCAACAACAGAGCCCCTACCACCGAAGCGATAGGGGCTCTGCCACCACCACCAGATGAAAAACACCTGGTGAGACCTCCCAGCACCACCTGGGTGGGCAGTGGAACCTTAGCGGTTGGATGCACGGCCGTACACGTACCAGGGCAGCCACCACAGCAACACCGCCAGAGCACCCAGCAGAAGGGCCGGGAAGGCGGCTGCGAGTCCTGCAGCGACCAGTACAGCCATCAAGGGGGCGGTGAGCCTTGTAGCCCGTTTCCAGCGTCGCTGAGAGGGGGTGGGGGAAACGCGCTCGAGCTGGGCGTCCAGCTGGTCCAGCTCATGCTTCCACCAAAACACCCGTGCCTTGACGTGGGGGTACAGCAGATGCGAACGGGTCAGCCGCATCCGTGCGCCCATCCAGTACCGCAGAGCTTGCATGGCTTCTGCTCGCTGGCGACGCAGGTCTTCCACTTCAGGGGGTTGCTGGATGACGGTCATCAGCGGCGCCTCCAGTGGGAACGAACCGACCAGCACTTGCTGTAGTTGCAGCGGGTGTGGCTGCGCACACGGACAGAGCCAACGCCCGTCATGGGATAGGCAGCAGCAGGAACCACTGGGTAGGGCTCGGCCTCTTGCTGCACAGGTGCAGCCGGCTGAAGGCTGGACAGGTCAAGGGTTGACTTGGGGCAGAGCTTGTTGGTCGCCGTCAGCTCGTAAGCCCAATGAACGCATGGCCCGGTCGGCACGGACGGGGCGACGAAGGTGGGCTGGGCAGATGCAGGTGCCGTCAGCAGCAGTCCAGCAAAGCCAAGCAGCAGTCCTTTCAAGGTGGTCATCTCAGTGGTGGTGGTGGTGGTGTCTGGTCAAAGTATGCACTGGTGACGAGGTAGGCGTCAAGCATCCCCGTCTACGCCTCCTGAAACTGTTTCATCGCCATCCCGATCGCCTCAGGCTTGCCCGACTGCACGATCCACGGGTTCAGCAGGTAGTACCGCCGTCCCGTACTCCTTTCCTGAATCAGCCGCAGCAGGTGCTGCTTCTTCAGCCGCGCAATTGCCGCCCTCGCCTCGGACTCCGTGATCTGCAGGTCCTGGGCTACCTGCGCAGCCGTCGCAAAGATCCGACCGCTGTACGTGTCCGTGTGGCACATCAGCGCCAACACCACCCCCGCATCACGGGGCTTCAACTCCCGCTGGCCCAACAGCTCGACCAGCCTCTCCAGGTCTCTCAACTGCAGCATCAGGAACCTCGCTGCATCGGTAGCGTTCATGTGGTTGGTGCATAGCGGACCTAGGTGCCAACCAGCTCTGAACCCCCATCACTGGTTTTTCCGGAACCAGTGGTGGCGAGCTGTCTGACAAGAAAAACTTTGCACCCGTGCTGACCTACTCGTCAATAACCCCCCTCCCCAACAGGGCCATTTTCCCGTCCCTTCTAGATTCTATTCAGGGTCCCCATCGAACCCTGTCGCACCCCCACCCCACCAC